AACTGGTGCAAGGCAGATGATTGTGTTCAGATATCTGACGACAACTGCGGTAAATGCAACAAAACTATGGAGAAAATTGGCTTCATAGACTACAACGAGGATGAGGAGAAAAAGTAATGAGTAAGAAAATTAAGGCTAAGAAGTTAAACAATCTACAACTAATAGGAACATTTTTTGTTGACTCAGGTCAAGCAATGATTGGCGATCCATTGTATTTAGATAAGTGGAAGTCCTATGATGATGAAGAAAACTTTGATCTTGAAGACCATGTAAACAGAGTAGGCGAGTACAGTTACATGGGTGCTGCTAATGCCACACTAACTAATGGCTTTGGTACTTTAGGTGATCATGATGCAACTGTATTTTCTACAGGCAATGGTGATGGACTCTATCCAGTCTATGCACAGATTGAAGAGTTTGATGAATGGGGTCCACGAGTATGGGCAGTAGTCATTGACATGAGTAGAGATGGTAGATATGTAAAGGACGACATGTCGCTATGACTATCTTATGGATGTTGCTAACAGCATCAGTAGCATTAGTCTATGCAAGAAGTATCCTTATCTGGACATTCGTAGCATATCTTGTTGGGCCATGGGCATTGTTATTAACATTGCTTGGACCTAAGAAGGGTGCTTGGGAGAGAAGACTGAATGCAGTAAAAGCATTTAAAGAAGAAATAGAAAAGGTTACTACACCATCAGAGTACAAAGACTTTGACACAGTTGATGACTTGATGAAACAATTAGATAGAAAATAGGGGTAGACAAATGGAATGTCAGTTATGTCAGCACCATGCAAAAGATGAGAAGTATCTATGCAGAAAGTGCGAAAGCGTATTAAGAGATCAACTCTCTGACATTCCTACCCTGCAACAAGAATCAAAAGGATTCCTGGTTCCAGGCAGGACAGGAACAGGATCTCGTAACTCAGAAAGATCATTGGGGTTCAATGTGGCAGCGATGGATTACTCTACAGCAGTAGATACTCTACCTATGCTACATAAGTATGAGGCCATGATTCGTAGAGCGAGAAATCTCACGCCACCAGCCCTGCTTAAGAGACAGCCAAGTATTGAGGCAGAGGTTGCTGCAACAGCCCAGTTCCACATTACTCATTTAGGTTGGACCTTACAGCAGGACTGGTCTGGTGAATTTGCGAGGGAAGTCAAAGTAATCCACTCTAAAGGATTATCAGTAACTAAAGCATTCGTAGAGACAACAAGAAGAATCCCATGTCCTACAGAAGACTGTAAGAATAAGGTAGCAATAGACATTGAGAATATCCTTGCTGATGTATTTTGTCTAAAGTGTAAGGGTTCTTGGACCCTATATAGATTGCTACAGTTGGCTATGGATAACCCTGATAAGAGGTTTTACCTTGATCTTGAGGCTATTTGTCTATGGCTAAATATCACCAAGAAGCAGGCACTGAAGGTTATAGATGAGTACGATATACCTAAACGCAATGGTTTATATGACTTATCTACTATGGTAAGAGTAAGGAATGAAGTTGCAAGTTTCTGATTTATCTGGTAAAATAAGAGAGCCTGTACTTCGTGCACCCAAAATCAGGACGATATGTAAAGAGTACCAATCAATCCCAATAAAGGAATCATATGTATAGTATGCATCTTGTAGTAGGTCCTTCTCAAGTCCATATAGAAACAGATGAGAAATTATCATTTGATGGTGTTGAGTCATTATTAAATAGAGGCACCCTAACTGCCCTAACATTACTCAATGCCCATATGGCTGCTGCCTTTAAGTATGATCAAGCAATTGAACAGGATCATGACTGTGAAGAGTGCCAGTTAGAAGCATCTGATATTAATCCAGACTTAGAATAATAAATAATAAATATGAAAAGGTTTAACTCCCCCTGCCTATACTGTGGAGTAATTTCAAGGGGTGGGGTATGCAGGCAGTGCAGAGCAGCGATAGAGTCAAAGGATATAAAAAGACGGGAACGCAATAGAGCATATGATTATGAATGGAATAAACTAAGTAGACTTGCAAGACAAATACAACCATGGTGTTCAAGATGTGGAACAAATAAAGACCTAACGGCAGATCATATTTTAAGTCTGGCTAATGGTGGAAGTAATATTTTAGAAAATATCATGGTTCTTTGTAGAAGATGCAACAGTTCTAAGGGTTAAAATATATTTAAATAAATAACAAACAAGCAGGAAACCCCTGCCTCCCTCCTGGCAGAGAGTGGGTATGGGTGTTTTTCTACGCTTGTAAAATTGTTGTATACCCCGTCTGCCCTGTTCTGTATTTCTCTGCGAAATTACAGAAATAGTATTTTTGTGTATAAATTACGCAAAACGGACATTGGAGAAAAAAATAAAATGACTGCAGGAAGACCACCAAAACCAACGGAACTTAAAAGATTATTGGGCAATCCTGGGCAAAGACCTTTACCAGATTTAAACAATATTACGCATTTGCCCATGGCCAGAGAAATCCCAACACCACCTGATACTCTTGGTGAGACAGGAATTAATCTTTGGAATCGTGCTTGGGGTATGGCTGTTACTTGGCTTAGTCCTGTTAGTGATATTGATGCAATTTCTAATGCTGCATTTTTGGCTGATGCTTCAGAGGCAGCAAGAAATAAATATATGGCTACCCTTGAGAGCAACGATGGTAGAGCCTTTGTCGCAATTAATAAAGCATACACTGATGCGTTAGCATCTCTTGGCTTTGATCCTATTGCGAGATCACGCTTAGGCGTTGCAGAGGTCAAGGCTGCAACCTCTATTGACAAACTTTTGGAAAGAAGGCACAACAGAGCCAATGCTGCTACAATTATTGTAGAGGCTGAATCTGAATTGATAGAAACAGGGGATGAAGTAATAAATGAAACAAATAGCAATTAACGATATAGGAACGGCAGAGGATTTTATGGCTGCCATAGATGCATCCATGAAGACCTTTAAGATCAAGGAGCCAGTATCTGGCACAGTTGTTCAAATTGGTCGTGATGGTGCACTTGTGGATATTGGCGATAAGACAGAAGCCTTTATCCCAAAGACTGAAATATCAAATCGTAAGGATGCCTATATCTATGATGTGCTCCAACTTGGGCAGGTAGTAGAAGCAATAGTCCTAAATAAGAATGAAGAAGGACAGTACATACTATCCCTAAAACAGAATGAAGTAGAATCCATGTGGGAAGATCTTCAAAAGAGTTTTGAAATGTCTTACCCTATTATGGGCAAGGTTGTTAAAATGGTCAAAGGTGGCCTAATTGTTGATATTGGAATTAAGGCCTTTTTGCCTGGTTCTCTAATTGATGTAAATAGAGTTACAGACTTTGAATCATATATTGGACATGAGGCTGAATTCTTAATTCACTCAATTGATAGAGCAAAAGGAAGTATCGTTCTTAATCGCCGTTCACTTATTGAGCAAATGCAAAAGGAAGATAAGCAAATTGAATTTGCTAAATTAGCCATAGGCCAAGTACATAAGGCTAAGGTTTCAGGAATAACTGACTATGGTGTGTTTGTTGAAATGGGAATGCTTGCAGGTCTTGTTCATAAGTCCAAGATGGGCCAATCATTACCTGAGTCCTATACTATGGACCAGGAAGTAGAAGTTGAAATTATAGATATTGACTTTGAAAAGAACAGGCTTTCGTTAGCATTTAGAGGTTAGCATGACTTGGCCTCCAACATATTTATCGCCTGTTTCAGAAACTGAGTTGTCTAACTCTCGTGGTCATGAGGTTATAGACTTTATTGAGACTCTATGCCATTTAACTGAAGACTCTATCGCTGGTAAGACTGGCGAGAAGTTTATTCTTAGACCCTGGCAAAAAGAACTTCTTGTAAATCTTTATGCTGAAAGAGAAGATGGGTTGCTCAAGCACCGTCGTGCTTTGATTGGCGTTCCACGCAAGAATGGAAAGTCAGCCCTAATTGCTTCTCTTGTTTTAGAGCAAATTGTTTTAGGCGTTAATGGTGGTCAGATTTATTCTGCTGCTGCTGATAAAGAACAGGCTCGTATCATTTTCAAAACGGTAAAGAAGATGATTGAACTTGAACCAGAGTTAAAAGATATCTTAGAAGTATACCAAAACACTATCTATAACCCTTTAACTGGTTCTGTTTATAGAGCATTATCATCTGAATCTTTTACAAAAGAAGGTTTAAACTCTACTTTTATTGTTATAGATGAGTTACATGCACAGCAAAATAGAGAACTTTACGATGTTTTATCACTATCTATGGGTGCAAGATTAGAGCCAATGCTGGTTGCAATCACTACAGCAGGCACTAAATATGACTCTGCAGGTAAGGATTCTATCTGTTATCAGATGTACAACAGAGGAATTCAGATAGCAAAAGGCGAGATTGAAGACCCTTCTTTCTTCTTTGCCTGGTATCAGGGTGATGAAAAACTCAATTACAAGGATCCTGAGAACTGGTATTTAGCAAATCCTTCAATGGGAGATATCGTATCTGAAGAGGATATGCTTTCCGCATCATTGCTTACACCTGAATCAGAATTTAAAACTAAGAGACTAAACATCTGGACCTCTACTGGTCAATCATGGATTCCGTCAGACGCTTGGGATGCACTGCTACTTAAGGATAGAGAAATCATTCCTGGAGAAGATGTTATCTTGGCCTTTGATGGTGCTTTTTCAAACGACTCTACTGCTATAATTGCCTGGTACTTAGGTGGAGAAAAGCCACACTTAAAGATAGTAGGCTTATGGGAACTACCAGAGGTAGACCCAGATCCACTTTGGTCAGTGCCAATTGCAGAGGTTGAGAAGACTATTGTTGATACTTATAGAGATCCAAATATAAGCGTCAGAGAAGTTACTTTTGATCCTGCTCGTTGGTCAAGAACATTTATGTTACTTGATGAGGAAGGTATGCCTGTCATATCTTATCCTAACTCAGCAGAGCGTATGGTTCCAGCCACACAGAAATTTTACGAGGCAGTTATGAATCAATCATTTACACATGATGGTGATGAAAGACTTGCCAGACATATATCTAACACAGTTACCAAGACTTCTTCAAGAGGTCTAATGGTAGCAAAGGCTACAAATAAGCGTAAGATTGACGCTGCTGTAGCAGCAATATTTGGCTATGATCGTGCAACAGCACCAAAGCCACCTAAACAACCTGTAGCAAGGTTTCATTCAATATAGGAGCATAATGAAAAAACTAAAGATAGACTGGCCAGTAATAACAGAAGTGACTGGTGTAGGTCTTGCAACATATGGACTTTTCCTAATCTTTCCACCAGTTAGTTTTATAGCATTAGGCTTATTTTTAGTTTATATTACGGAAAAGGAGTAATCGTGGCAATCGCAGGCATATACAACTTTACTCTTGATCAAGGCTCTACATGGACACTACAAATAGTTTACAATAATCCTTCTGGAACACCAATCAACTTGACTGGCTACACAGCAGAGATGCAGATTCGTCGTAAGTTTGATTCTGAGAACCCTGTATTGACTCTATCAACTTCAAACGGTGGCATTACAATTGTGCCATTGACAGGAACATTAAATTTAATAGCAACAGACGAGCAAGCAGATATTGATCCAGGTCTTTATGTTTATGACTTAGAATTAAATATTGGTGGAGTTAGAACTCGTTTAATTCAAGGAACAGTCACAGTTAGTGGAGAGGTTACAAGATAATGACTTCAATTTCAAATCAAGTAGTAGTCAATGAAACAAACAACATTGTAACCGTCACTGCACCTGGCCCACAAGGTGGTACTGGCCCTGCTGGTGCCACAGGAGCAACTGGAGCCACAGGCTCAACTGGTCCTCAAGGAGTCACAGGAGATGTAGGTCCTACTGGAGTTACTGGAGACACAGGCTCTACTGGACCAACAGGCCCTCAAGGTGTTACTGGCGATACTGGACCAACTGGTCCACAAGGCGTAACTGGAAACACAGGATCAACTGGACCTACAGGAAGTACAGGAAGTACAGGGCCTGCAGGAGCAACAGGTGTTACAGGTGTTACAGGACCCATTGGAGCGACTGGTGTTACTGGCCCTCAAGGTGTTACAGGTGATGTAGGACCTACTGGAGTTACAGGAGCAGTTGGAGCAACAGGATCAACTGGACCCGTTGGTGTAACTGGAGATACAGGTGCCACAGGAGCCACTGGCTCTACAGGTCCAATTGGTGTAACTGGGGCTACTGGACCTACTGGTGTCACAGGTGCGACGGGACCAACAGGAGCAGATGGTGGATCATCTAACTACTATGACTACCAAGCAGACACTTCAACAACAACTGGAGATCCTGGTAATGGACATATTATTTGGAACAATGCAACACAAGTTTCTGCAACACAAATCAATATTAGCCATATAAATCAAGATGGTGCTGATATTGATATCTTCTTGGCATTACTCAAGACAAACGATATTATAGTTTTGCAAGACAAGAGTCTTTCTGGTAATTATCAGAAGTGGACTGTTTCTGCAACACCAACTGCACAAGTAAATTATTGGGAAGTTCCAGTAACTTTGATTACATCAGCAGGAACTGGTACTACTAACTTTGCAAATAATCATCAGTTGATTCTTGCAATAACAGCAGCAGGAGTTGTTGGACCAACTGGCCCAACTGGTGCTACAGGAGCCACAGGCCCTCAAGGAGTAACTGGCGATACTGGTCCTACAGGAGCAACAGGAAGTACTGGTCCAATTGGCGCAACAGGGGCTACTGGTCCTCAAGGCGTAACTGGTGATGTTGGTGCAACTGGTGTTACAGGTCCCGTTGGTGCCACAGGTGCTACTGGGCCACAAGGCGTAACTGGAGATACTGGGCCTACTGGCGTTACTGGTGTGACTGGAGATACTGGCCCAACTGGTCCTACAGGTGTCACTGGTGATGTTGGAGCGACAGGTGCAACTGGAGCAACTGGTGTTACTGGTGCTACAGGCCCAGATTTTGCGGGATACGATAGAGTAATTTATGTATCACAAACAGATGGAAGCGATTCAACTGGAAACGGTGATCTAACAAAGCCAGTAGCAACACTTACATATGCATTATCACTTGTAACTTCTACAAAAAATACAGTTATAGTTTATCCAGGTACATATACAGAAAGCGTTACTCTACCATCATTTAATGGAATTAATATATCTGGAGTTACTTTTGAAAATGTTGCAAATAGTCAAGTTTATATTCAAGGAACAATAACTATACCAACTGCTGCAACATTTGCAGTCCTAAATTCATTAATTATTGATACTGTTGATGTTACAGGAACTGCTAATGTCTGGATGAACAATTGTAGTGTTCAACTTGCAACTAATAAATCCTCAAGTGGTTTCTTATTTGTTAAGGGTGCAAGAAATAATACTGCTTCTACAATATCAGTCACAGGTTCTGGACAAACTCGTTTTGATGAGTGTGCTTTTGTAGGTATTCCTACAATTAACAATGCTGCTTCTATAGTTACTTTTAGAAACTGTGCAAGCATTGGCACTGTTATTAATACAACTGGTAACTTATTCCTTGTTGATTCTTCAGTATTTTCTGCTGCTACATATCCAGTTTCTTCTGCTGGTGGACAACTTGCAATGTTTAATACTCAAGCATTTAATGCAATAGGAACTGTAACACAGCCAATTTCAGTATCTGGTGGAACATATTCAATAATTAACTGTCCAATTAACTTTGATACTTCTGTATTTACTGGTGCAACTAATTTAAATATACCTACAACATTTGGTGCTATTAGATCAACTGGTCAATTAACTGCTAATCTTGGCACCACTGGTGGAGGAATTTTCTTAAGCAAGGGATTAAATCCAAACTTAGCAGCAAATCTTGCTCTTGGATCCTTTACTACACTTAATTCTACTACAACTGGACAAGGAAACATTGCAATTGGAAATGGTGCACTTGCAGCCAATACCACAGGTAATACAAATCTTGCTATTGGTGAAGAGGCACTTCTTTCCAATACTACAATAAATAACACTGTTGCAATTGGTTATAGAGCATTAAGAGCACAAACAACTGGTTCTGGAAATATTGCCATTGGTCCAAATGCTTTGCGTCTTACAACATCAGGTACAAATATGGTTGCCTTTGGTGCTAATGCTTTAGAAAATCTTGTAACTGGTTCTGGAAATATTGCAATTGGAGCAAATGCACTTTTAAACTTTGATGGTGGCAATGGTAATACAGCAATTGGTAACTCTGGTCAGGTATCAAACTTTAGTGGAGCATTTAACACCAGCGTTGGTGGTGGAGCACTAATTAATATTATTGCTGGTACAGGAAATACTGGAATTGCACAAGGAGCATTACAACAACTTACAGATACAATAGCATCAACTGGAGCAATTACTGGTGGTAGTGGCTATACTGACGGTACTTATACAAATGTTCAGTTAACACCTAATCACTCTATTTCTCTTCCTCCAGGAAACCTTACTGCAGATCTTACAGTATCAGGTGGAGTAGTAACAGCATGTACTATTGTTCTTGGCAGAGGTGTTAGAAATGGAGCAAATCTTACAATTCTTGCTTCTGCTGCACCTGCAGGACTATTAACTGGTGCAGG